CCGATCTACCCGACTGGCTCGTCCTCGAACGGCTTTGCGGCCACTGGCTTCATCCCCCAGATTTGGTCCGGCAAGCTCGTCGAGAAGTTCTACGCCTCGACCGTGCTCGCGGCGATCTCGAACACCGACTACGAAGGCGAGATCAAGAATCAGGGCGATACCGTCAAGATTCGTACGAAGCCGACGATCACCATCAACGACTACCGCGCTGACGGTCTGCTCTCGCTTGAGCGTCCGCAGGGCAACGTCGTCGAGCTGAACATCGACAAGGGCAAGTACTTCAACACGATCCTCGACGACGTGATGGAAGTGCAGTCCGACCTCAATGCTCTCAGCATGTGGTCTGACGACGCCGCCGAGCAGATGAAGATCACCATCGACACGAACGTGCTCGCTGGTATTCTCGGTCAGGCTGACACGTACAACAAGGGCGCTACCGCTGGTAAGATTTCCGGCGACATCGACCTTGGCGTGACGACTTCCCCGTTGGCGCTCGTGTCTAACACGCCCGCCGCTGGTGAGACCGAAGTGCTGGACGCCATCCTGCGCCTCGGCCAGTGCCTTGACGAGCAGAACATCCCCGAGACGGGTCGCTGGATCGTGATCCCGACGTGGATGGCTACGCTCATCAAGAAGTCGGAACTCCGTCAGGCTTACCTGTCGGGCGACTCCGTCTCGATCCTGCGTAACGGTCGCCTCGGCATGGTTGACCGCTTCACGCTCTACGTGTCGAACCTGCTCCCGACCGGCGTTGCCGGTGGTCTGGCGGCTGGCGAGACGGCGATCTACGCCGGTCACGCTCACGGTCTGACCTTCGCGTCGCAGGTCTCGAAGGTCGAGACGCTCCGTTCCGAAATGACCTTCGGCACGATCCTCCGTGGCCTTCAGGTTTACGGCTACAAGGTCGTGGACGACGTGGCGCTCGCTCAGGCCATCGTCAGCAAGGCGTGATAAGTTGATCCCCCAGCCTTCGGGCTGGGGGACTTCTTTATGCTAGAGGCGAGGCCATGGCGCTTGATACAGTCGCAGACTACGTCACACAGGCTCGCACGCTTCTCCTAGACGAGATTGAGCCGTACCGGTACCCAACGGCGGACCTTGTTGACGCGCTCAACAACGGCATCCTTGAAGCTCGTCGACTTCGGCCAGACTTGTTTTTGGCCTACTTCAACACATCCCTACCCAGCTATTCAGCGGGCAGTCTTGGTACGTCGGTCTTTGTTGATCCGCAGTACCGGATGTCGTTTGTCTACTATATTGTTGGTCAGGCGCAGTTGCGCGACGACGAACCTAATCAGGACACGAGAGCCTCGGCGTTCATGAGTAAGTTCATCGCGCAGATGATCTCTATTCAGTCGTGAGGGTTAGATGGCAAGCGCTGACATCAATAGGCTTATGGATCAGCTCCGCATCCGTTTGCCGGGTGCGTTGGATGCCACCATTCGCCTCGAACTCTTCGCCACGATGGACGAGTTATTCCAAAACTCGAATATTTGGCACGAAGATATTGAAATCAGTGCGGTTCCGGGAACGACCGAGTATCCAATCGTCTCTAGCGAAGACGGGCTAGTCCACCGTCTGATTGGCGTTTACAATAGCAGCCAGCTCCCTGTGCGCGCTACCATGGGCGTGCCGGGGATTGTTAATCTTTTTGAAGACCCTGCTGTGGCTGACACGCTGACCGCTCGCGTGTCGATTACCATTACCGATCCGACTGACCCTGAAGACTATCCCTATTTGCCTGAGTGGGTCATGCCGCGCTTTGCCCTCGACATTGTCGACGGCGTGCTTGGCCGCATGATGAGCCAGCTTGCGAAGCCGTATTCGAACCCGCAAATGGCGGTTGTTCATCAGCGGCGTTGGCAGCAAACCATCAAACGCGCAAAGACCGAAATCACTCACGGCAACTTGTATAGTGGGCAGAACTGGGGTTTCCCTGCGCAGTTCACACGCCGTCGTACAGCCGCTGTTATCGGCCCGATGGGCGGCGGCGGTGGTATTGGTCCTGAAGGCCCGACTGGTCCTGCTGGTCCGACTGGTCCGACTGGCCCTGTTGGTAACTCAACCAGTTTGTTTTTGTTCCAAGCAAACGCAAACGATGTCAGCGGTTATCCGGGTGACGGCTACATTCTTTGGGATACTGCTACCCAAATTTCCGCTACTGAAATCAACGTCAGCCACATTACCGATAACGGTATTGACGTTGATATTTTTCTTGCTTTCTTAGCCACCGGCCAACGCATCATCGTTCAAGACCAGTCGGAGAGCGCTGATTATCAGCGTTTCGAAATCACTGGTGCCCCAGTAAGTTATAACTACGGCACTCCTACAGCTTATTGGACAATTCCTGTAACTCTTGAGATTTCTGGCGGTACGGGCACAACTGGTTTTCCTGACGGCAGGCCGCTGTTTTTAGCGCTCATTTCTGGCGTTCCCGGACCTACTGGACCCACAGGCCCCGCTGGCGGTCCGACTGGCCCGACTGGTGCGACCGGCGCGGCGTCTACTGTTCCCGGACCGACCGGCCCGACCGGCCCGACTGGCGCGACCGGCGCGACCGGCGCGGCTGGGTTGACCGGACCCACGGGTGCAACCGGCGCGGCTGGGTTGACCGGACCCACGGGCGCAACCGGCGCGGCTGGGTTGACCGGACCCACGGGTGCAACCGGCGCGGCTGGGTTGGTTGGACCCACGGGTGCAACCGGCGCGGCGTCTACTGTTCCCGGACCTACTGGACCCACAGGCCCGACTGGCGATATCGGACTAACTGGACCTATTGGTCCGACTGGCGCGACCGGCGCGGCGTCTACTGTTCCCGGACCGACTGGCCCGACTGGTGCGACTGGCGCGACCGGCGCGGCGTCTACTGTTCCCGGACCGACTGGCCCGACTGGGTTGACCGGACCTACGGGCGCGACTGGAGCGACTGGGTTGACCGGACCTACGGGCGCGACTGGCGCGACCGGCGCGGCGTCTACTGTTCCCGGACCTACTGGCCCTACCGGCCCTATTGGCCCTACCGGCCCCGGCGGGTCACTTGGGTATTGGGGCTCTTTCTGGGACACAACTGACCAATCGGTTGCTATCGCCAGCGTACCGACTACCACCACTTTTAATAACTACGATCTAAGCAATAGCGGAGTGAGCCTGTCTCTTGGTTCGCGTATCGTGTTTGCTAATACTGGAGTTTACAGCCTTACGTTCTCAATACAGTTCACCAATAGCGACTCTCAAATTCATGAGGTCAATAGTTGGTTGAGCAAGAACGGTGTGAATATAGACGACACCGATACACGACTTAGCATCCAACAAAAGCACGGTTCTATAGACGGGTATGGTTTGATGACCGTCAACTTCGTTATGCCGTTGGTGGCTAACGATTACATCCAACTTTATTGGATGCCGGATAACATAGCTGTAACTATACAGACAGTGCCCGCTGGCGGCGGGGCTCCGCAGATACCCGGTGTTGTCTTCACCGCAGTTCAGGTAATGAACAATCAGATCGGACCTACTGGGCCGACTGGTTTGGCTGGACCCACGGGCGCGACTGGCGCGACTGGGTTGACTGGCCCCACGGGTGACGTTGGGCCTACTGGTCCTATTGGCCCCACGGGCGCGACCGGTCTGACTGGCCCCACGGGTGACGTTGGGCCTACTGGCCCTATTGGCCCCACGGGCGCGACCGGTCTGACTGGCCCCACGGGTGCGACTGGCGCGACTGGGTTGACTGGCCCCACGGGTGACGTTGGGCCTACTGGCCCTATTGGCCCCACGGGCGCGACCGGTCTGACTGGCCCCACGGGTGACATTGGGCCTACTGGCCCTACCGGACCCACAGGAACGGTTGGCCCTGCAAGCTACAACCGTACGTCCTACACTGCGACTGCCAGTCAGACCACGTTTGCGGTGACATACACCCCTCCCAACATTGAGGTGTTCGTCAACGGCGTGCTTCTTAATGGGTCAGACTACACGGCCACTAGCGGCACGGATGTGGTTCTTGCGACTGCTTGCGCGGCAGGCGACATCGTTGAGTGTATCTCTCTGATCGTCGGCAACCTTGGCGGTATAGGCCCGACTGGTCCAACTGGTCCAACTGGTGTGACTGGAGCCTCTGGTCCAAACACGATCACCATTGGCACAACGACGATCACCAGCGGAACAACAACTCGCTTGCTCTATGACAATGCGGCTGTCGTTGGTGAGACAAGCGGGTTTACGACTGACGGCTTGAAGCTTACTCTGGCTGGGACAACCGCCTCTCTGGCTGCGTTGCTGACGAACGCAAGTGAGATCGCTACGGTTTCTGCAACATCTGCCACTGGTACAGTCACTTATGATGTGACTACACAGAGCATTTTGTATTACACGGTTGCTGCGGCAGGAAACTTTACTGTCAACTTCCGCGCCAGTAGCGGGACCAGTTTGGACACCGCCATGTCTACGGGGCAGGCAATTACGGTTGCCTTCCTAGTCACCAACGGGCCAACCGCGTATTATAACACCGTGGTTCAGGTGGACGGATCGTCTGTGACACCCAAGTATCAGGGCGGCACGGCTTGGGCGGCGGGTAATGCTTCCAGCGTTGATGTCTATGTTTACACAATCATCAAAACTGGCAACGCAGCGTTCACCGTTCTAGCGGCTCAGACAAAGTACGCATAAGGGGGTCTAATGCCTACGGTCATTACGCAGGGTGCAGCAACAGCGCAAGGTTTTGGTTTCGCAGCCAGAACTGGCGCTGCTGTTTATGTTGAGGATGTTTTCTCGACGTACCTGTACACCGGCAACGGCTCCACGCAGACGATCACCAATGGGATTGATCTGTCTACGAAAGGCGGGATGGTCTGGTTAAAGAGCCGCTCCGCTGCAACCAATAACTTCCTTTTTGACACATCTCGTGGCGTACTAAACGAGTTAAACAGCAACACAACAGATGCGCAGACGTCTCTTGCTGCCAGTTTGACGGCGTTTAATACGACCGGCTTTTCTCTTGGTGCCGCTGCTGGGATAAACGTAAACGCGGCTACCTACGCCTCATGGACCTTCCGCAAGCAGGCGAAGTTCTTTGATGTTGTGACGTATACGGGGAATGGCGTTGCAGGACGAACTGTTGCTCATAACCTTGGCTCTGTACCCGGTTGTATTATTGTTAAGTCAACAGATGTTTCTGGTTTCTGGAGGGTTTATCACAGAAGCATTGGCAATACAGGTGGTTTGTCTTTAAGTCAAACAACGTCAACTGCAACAACTGCAACATACTGGAATAACACATCCCCAACATCCACAGAGTTCACCCTTGGTGACGCAACTGCTGTAAATGGTAATGGTGGCTCTTTTGTCGCCTACCTGTTCGCCCACGACGCAGGCGGCTTTGGGCTAACCGGAACGGACAATGTGATTAGTTGTGGGTCGTTTGTTGCAGACAATTACACCAATGGGCCGGAAATCAATTTAGGGTGGGAACCGCAGTGGTTGCTGGTCAAGAACGCGACAAACGCTGTTGGTTGGATAACAATCGACAATATGAGGGGGTTTACCGCAGACGGATCAGATGCAACATTAGCCCCTAACTCTGCGGCGGCAGAGGTTGCTCAGACCGGCTATTACAAGGTTCTGCCAACTGGTTTTGTCGGCGGCACCGCAGGCAGCGGTGGGTCCACAAACACATTTATCTACATCGCCATCCGTCGCGGACCTATGAAAACGCCGACGAGCGGGACAGATGTGTACAAAGGGATTGCACGGAATGGCACTGGTACCAATACTACGGTGACTGGCGTTGGGTTCACACCTGACCTTGTGCTGACGCGTGACCGAGGAGGTGCTTCAGGTTACTCTTTCACTTCGTTTGACCGGCTCAGGGGGGCAAAAAATTTTATAATCACCGATGCGACATCCGCAGAGAATGGCTCTGTGACGAACGCACTCACCGGCTTTGACGTAATGGATGGGTATAAAGTCGGCACGGATAACATTTTGCTTGTGGTCAACGATGGATCAATAATAACTGAGTGCTTTCGCCGCGCGCCGGGGTTCTTTGATGAGGTGTGCTACACGGGGACGGGGACTATAAGAAATCAATCGCACAATCTTCAGTCTGTGCCCGAATTTTGGATTGTAAAGATTAGAAACGGCACAGAGCCTTGGGTTTGCTACCATAAGGATATAGGAGGTAGAAACGCCTATATACGTCTTGATGCTGCTACTGCAAAATCATCATCCACAAATTTTTGGGGGACGAGTGACCCTACTGCCTCTACTTTTGGGTTAAATTCTTTTGACTCCATCAATGGGACATATAATCAAGTTGGCACCTACGTCGCCTACCTCTTCGCCTCCTGCCCCGGCGTCAGCAAAGTCGGCTCCTACACGGGCACCGGCACGACGAAGCAGATTGACTGCGGGTTCACTGGCGGCGCGCGGTTCGTTCTGATTAAGCGGACTGACAGCACGGGCGACTGGTACGTTTGGGACAGCGCGCGTGGTATCGTTGCTGGTAATGATCCTTATCTCCTCCTGAACAGCACGGCTGCGGAAGTTACCGGCACCGATTACATCGACACCTACTCCGCAGGGTTTGAAATTAGCTCGACGGCTCCTGCGGCCATCAATGCTAACGGCGGAACATTCATCTTCTTGGCAATCGCGTGAGGCACATCATGGAAGTAAGGGTTAGATCAACTGGCGCGGTGATGCTTGAGGACCAACTTCGCCGCTGGCTGCACGAAACGGGTGGCCCGTCCTACGAGACGCTGACGCCTGAAGTGATGGAGGCCATTGGCGTCGATCCTGTGTTCGAAGGCCCGCAGGCGACTGGCGGCACCGTCTACCAGTATTCCATGCGTCAGGGCGTCGAGCAGCAGTCTGACGGCAAGTGGTACAGCAAATACGTCCTTGGCCCAGTGTTCACGGACAACGAGGACGGCACGGCTGCCCAGCAGGAAGCGGCTTACAAGGCGCAGAAGGATGCCGAGCAGGCTGCTTCCGTTCGTTCTGATCGGGATCGGCGTCTGGCAAAGACCGATTGGCGTGTTATAAAAGTTCTTGAAGCGGGTAGCCTGCAAGACTTTGACTGGGCTGCATACCGCCAGATGTTGCGTGATGTACCGAGCCAAGGTGGTTTCCCTTGGAATGTTACTTGGCCGACTGAGCCGGGAGCTTAAACATGACTATCCCCCGCGACCTATCCAATCTTGCTCCGGGCGCTAATACGTCAGGCGTCCTTCAGCCGTCTAAGGGTGGCACGGGGCTGACATCTTCAGGTACGTTAGGAAATGTGCTAGTATCCAATGGCACAATTTGGGTGAGTCAAGCTCCTGCGGCATCTGGCGTGTCTGCTGGCAGGCTTTTCTTCACAGCTAACCTAAAGTGAGGAAATTCAATGGCTTCTGGAGTTCTTGGAACAAGTGACTTGTCAGCGGCGACAAACACTTCTGTTTACACGGTGCCCAGCGCCAAGACCGCATCATTCTCCGTAAACTTTACCAATAGGAACTCTGTTCCTGTTCAGGTTAGGCTTGCGGTTTCATCGTCTGGGACGCCCGCCAACGCGGACTATCTCATGTATGACGTGGCGTTAAATCCTAACGTATCATTGGAACGCACTGGCTTGGTTGCGGAGGCCACTAAGATCGTGGTGGCTTATTCTGACACGGCTAGTGTTTCTGTTCAGGTTTATGGCTACGAGGAGTAAGCAAGATGGGCGTCAATGTTATAAACGACACCTCGTCGCAAGATATTCGTATGCCTGCTGCCGCGGCAATCAGCTCTGGTGATTTGATTATTAATACTGAATCGGGAAAGGCTTCTGTCGCCTCTGCGGGCTTAACTATTTCTCAAAACAACAATACGACAGCGGGCCCCTCAGCTTTGTGGGCGAATAATGCATTAAGTAGTTATACAAGCTCGAGTGGCCAAAATCCGACTTCTCCCAACATTGTTCAACTTTCTACTGGTGGTATTGCTCTTGCGCTTCGGGGAGATCAGTCAAGCAGTTCTAGTTCAACACTAAAAATATTTTTTAGAAATCAGCTTGGTGGGGTTCCTTATTTCAATGTGACGGTTTCTTCAGCTACGATAGATAACCAGATTATCAGGTCTATGGGGTCTGTCGGCTTTGTGGTTGCTTGGGTTGAAAGCAGCACTACTCTCAAGTTTGCAATTTATTCTAATACTGGAACGGCAATCAAAGCCGCTACTACAGTATCAACTGTAGCATCATCTAATTTGCGGTATTTTAACGTCAATGTTTTGACTAATAACTATGTTGTCATTTCTTATAATAGAGGTGGGACATTATATTTTATTATATACGATACCGCCGGGAATGTGTCTGTTGCTGAAACAACTGTTGAGGCATCTTCCGCAACAAATATCAGCGTTCGCCCTTTAAGTTCGGGTGGGTTTGTTATTTATTATTATACTACAGCAGCTAAATTTGGAAGGTACAATAGTTCTGGCGTTCTTCAGGGTTCTCTGACCGCTATAAGTGGTTCTAGTTCTCTGTTTGATTTTGCAGATCAAACGCAAACATGTTTGGAATTAACAAATGGAAATCTTTTATTTTTGTTTTTGGATTCCAGTAATTGGCCTCAATTTGCCATTTATAATTCTTCTGGCTCTTCCGTAAAGACAGCAACAGATGTTCTTGGGTCAACTGTGACAAGGAACACCGGTTATGTTAGTAATTCTCAGTTCCCCGGCGTTTGCGTCACGTCGAGTGGGTTTACAATTTTTACAAAAGGAACCAGTCAATGGTATTACGCATCATTTAATAGTGCCGGAAGCAACCTAATTGGATTTGCTACTGCGGGAGGCGGAATCAGTGAAAGTTCTACCAATACTGCCGTAAACACACTTCAGGCCTTTGACTTGGGCAACGCAGGCTTTGCTGTTTATACAAAAACTTATAATACCACTTGTTGTGGCGTAAATTACAGTAGCTCTCTTTTTTGCTCTTCATTGACCGGCGTGCTAATCGGGAATCGAGTTAATTTCCAAACAGCATCATCAACTGTAATTCAAAATCAATATGGCATTTTAACTTCAGACGGTTCCTTTTTTGGAAATTATTGGCATAGTGGCGGTTCTGGTCAGCTTTACGTGCAAAGTTATGCCGTCCAAAGAAAATCTGTAATTGGTGTTGCACGTAATTCTGTTTCGGCAGGCGGGACGGTTCGCGTTTCAACTGTGGGCACATTTACGCTTAACTCTTCTTACGGAGCTGGTGGTACGTTTGACCAACGGTCGGCAACTGTTCCGGGAACAAAAGGCACCGTTCTTGGAACCTCTGCGGTTCTATTTGGCTTATCTTCTTGACGGGGGTTGTCATGTATCGTTTGGCAGATGGCATACAAACCATTGTTGAAAGCCAGCACAAAATAGAGTTCTCCGAGCAGGAGGTTGCGTGGTTTTGTGTGGAACAGGGATGGTTCTGCGATCCGCATCGGAGATTCTCCGTTGTGGAATTTGAGCCTCCCGTTCCCGCCGCTGATGGTGGTCCTGATGTTGTTGGCTAAACCATTAAGCGGGTTTGGCGACCTCAAGGGCACAATCTACGATTTTGAAAACGTCGGCGACGTTATCTCTAAGCATGTACATGATGAAGAAACGGTACATATAACAATAGTCTGTCGCGGCAGAATTAAAGCATATTCCCATGATTGGGAACGTGAGGCTATCGCTGGGCAAATAATTGACTTCCGTGCTGGCGAGCCACACGAGATTGCCGCTCTTGAGGAAAATACTCGCGTTATAAATATCGTGAAAAAGATGAACGGATATGTAGGTGAAACAGATCTATAGCTGGCATTGGTAGGGGGTCATATGCCATTTAGCTCTCAGGCTGGTAAAAACAGCATCAAACTGACGTACTGTGTGTACGCTATTAGTAAAAATGAGGAACAATTTGTTCGTCGTTTCTGCAAGTCGGCTGAAGATGCTGATCTTATCCTCATTGCTGACACTGGAAGCACTGATGAGACAGTTAGCGTCGCCAGAGAGTGCGGCGCGTCTGTTTATGATATTTGTATTAGTCCATGGCGTTTTGACCATGCTCGCAACGCTGCTCTTGCTCTCGTACCTCGCGATATTGATATTTGCATTTCGTTGGATTTAGACGAAGTTTTAGAGCCCGGCTGGCGAGAAGAAGTAGAACGGCTCTGGGTGCCGGGTAAAACCACGAATATGTGGTACATGTTTGACTGGGGTCACGACGTAAAATTCCCGTCTCGTAAAATTCACGCACGTCATGGATACTCATGGCGACACCCGTGCCACGAAGATTTGCATCTGGACCCACGGCTGGAAGACCAACGCGCTTGGTCGAATAAGTTTCTAATCACACACCATCCCGACCCAACGAAAAGCCGTGGGCAGTATATGCCGCTTCTAGAGTTGGCAGTTAAAGAGGACGACCGCGACCCCCATCACTATTTTTATTACGCGCGGGAATTAACTTTTTACCGGCGTTGGGACGAGGCGAAGGTCGCGCTTCAAAGATACTTAGATATGAATACTACAAGCGCGCAAAACGAACGCTCTTACGCGATGCGGTTACTCGGCAAAGCCTACGCCGAAACTAACGACAATGGTCAGGCTGAGAAGTGGTATTACTTAGCCGCAGCAGAAGCCCCAAACACTCGCGAGCCTTGGTGTGAATTGGCGCTCCTCATGTACAACCAGCGCAGGTGGGAGGAGTGTTTTGCCTCTGCTATGCGTGCGCTGCGTATTAAAGAGCGCTCTATGGTCTACACTTGTGACCCAGCCGTTTGGGGGCACTGGGCGCACGACCTCGCCAGCATCGCGGCGCATAATCTTGGGCTAAAGGATATAGCTCTTGCACAAGCGAAGTTAGCCGTGGACTTAGCGCCGGATGACCTTCGCCTGCGCCGCAACCTGCGGTATCTTACGGACGCTTCAAGAGATTCTGAGGGCGAAGAGTCATGGGCGTCAGAGACGAAGCCGTTAAGCAAATAGCCGATGGCGTCTCAGTCATTACGGTGATTGGTACGCTCGCGGGGATTTTGCCAGCAGTTGCGGCCATCTTCACGATTGTCTGGACGGGTATCCGTATTTACGAGACGGACACCATCCAGAGATGGTTGGGTAAGTGATGGCTCCCCCAACCAAAAAACCAGTAAAACGTACTCCACGTAAAGTGGAAGAAACTCGTACGCGTATCGTAAAGATTAAGGCTGAAATCGACAGCCCAGCTCCGCCCCCAAAACCTCCCGGCGGGCCGCTGGATAAGGTTCTTGACCTCGTCAAATGGGTCGACTCCCCCTTCAAACTTCTAACTATTATAATCCTCGGTGTTCTTGGTTTGATCGGGTACATCATCTATTCGCATCAGGATAAGTTGGTCGCTTCGCTTACGTCCCGAGAGACGATGCCCGAGCTTCTGGCCGATGAGCGGCTGGCGTCTTTGGGGCGCGACCTGATCCGTGATCTGCGTGCCGAGACTGTCATCATCCATCAGGTTGATCTGGCGAAAAACGCTCGCATCACTCGCACCGCCCAGTCTGCCGATGGCAGGTTCTCCCCGCTGGAAGGCAAGAAGGGCGCGTTCTTCTCTGGCTCTCCGGCAAGAAACCGAGCAGCCGTCGCCATGCTGAATGGAGAGGTGCTGTGCGAGAAGTTCGAGGCGTCATCTGACGCGGGTGACTGGCTGATCTCCCGTGGCGTCACCTACGCCTGCCGGGGCTCTGTCCCGCCTGAAGCTGGCCACATGGTCGGATATATATCTGTCGGGTTTAAAACAGAGCCTCGTGATACATCAGCCGTGAAGTCGCGCATCAATCAAACATCGAGCGAGATGGCGAGGTGAGAAATGGACCCCGCAACAATCGCGCTTGTATTTGGGGCCGCTAAGACGGCTTTTTCTGCTATCCAACAAGGGATTAAGTTCGGCAAAGACATTCAGTCTATGACGAGCGACGTTGCGAAACTGTATGGCTCTCTAGCAAAACTAACACAAGCTGCCGCTGAGCCGCCTAAACCCAGTGTGTTTAGCCGTCTAACAGCGGAAGAAATCGCGTTAGACATCGTCCAGAAGCGAAAGCAGGCCGCAGAGTGGGCCGAACAAGTGAAGAACGAGTTCATCGCCGTACACGGCCTCAATGGCTGGGACGAGGTGCAAAGAGAAATCATAAAAGTTAAAAAAGAACAGCGGAGGCTAGAAGAGCAACGGCAGAGGGAATGGGAACAGCTAAAAGAAGACTTGTCGCTTTTAGGCACCGTTATTCTCGCCGCCCTTGTGTCCATAGTAACTTTAGCTGGTATTGCGTTCCTTCTCAGTAGGTGACCCATGAAAACATCTAAAGCTGGTATCGCTCACATTCGCGAGTTCGAAGGGGAGCGTTTGAAAGCCTACCGCTGTTCTGCAAATGTTCTCACGATTGGGGTCGGGCATACCAGCGCCGCTGGCGCTCCCGAAGTCTGCGAAGGCATGACGATCACCGCCGACGAAAGCGCGGCGATCCTTGCTCGTGACCTTGAGAAGTTCGAGCGTGGGGTCGACAAGCTTCTTACCATCGAGGTAACTCAGAACCAGTTCGACGTTCTGGTGAGCTTTGCGTTCAACTGCGGGCTCGGGGCGCTCCAGAAGTCGACCCTCCTCAAGCGGGTCAACGAAGGTAAGTTCGACGCGGTCCCCGCTGAATTGATGAAGTGGACCAAGGCTGGCGGGAAAGAGGTCGCCGGTCTGGTTCGCCGTCGCCGGGCTGAAGCCAAACTTTGGCGGGGCGTGGACACAGAGAAACCTGTGGATATTGAGGAAGCCCGTGCGACCCCCGACCAGCCGAAGGCTTCCAAGTCCATCGCCCAGTCTAAAGAGGCGAGCGCCGCCGTGGCCGCTGGCGGCTTGGGCACGATTGCCGTGGCTCAAGAGGTTATCCCTCTGGTCAAAGAAGGTGGAGACATTCTATCGTCTCTCAGCCCCACGGTCCTGATCCTCGTGGTCATCGTCATCGCTGCGGGCGCTGTATGGTGGTTCCGCAAACAACGGCTGGATGAGGAGGCTGCATGATCGCCTTTCTGTTCACCCCCCTTGGCCGCTACATCATGATCGGTGGCCTGATAATCGTGGCTCTTGGCGGCGTTTATGTTAAGATCAGGGCCGACGCGGTGGCTGAGATCGAAGCCGCTGCGACCGCTGACGCTCTGAAGAGGGTCCAAAATGCGATTACTGCTGGCGATGCCGCTGTTGTTAGTCCTGACCGGCTGCTCGAAAGTGATGGGCACCGCAGAGACTAATCTCTCAGCTTGCTCGGTATGGCGTGACATTTCGTGGTCGTCGAAAGACACGGCGCAGACGATCACTGAAGTGAAAGTTAGCAACGCGCGCCGCGAAGGCTACTGTGGAGGTAAGTGATGGCTAAGAAAGCAATGCCGTTCGGCGGCAAGATGGCGAAGCCCTTCGGTGCCAAGGAGTCCGCCAAGGAAGAAAAGATGGAAAAGAAGATGAGCAAGAAGGCTTATCTTGCTGGCGAAAAGAAAGAGATGAAGGCGGGCGTCAAGAAGATGGGCGCGTACCGTAAAGGCGGGATGGTTAAGGGGAAGTGCTGATGGCTAAGAACTGGATCGCTGGAGCGATCAAGAAGCCCGGCCAACTTCACAAAGACCTCGGGGTGCCGCAGGGGGAGAAAATCCCTGCGGCTAAACTCGAAGCCGCTGCGAAGCAGAAGGGCAAGGTTGGGCAGCGCGCCCGCCTTGCCATGACGCTCAAGAAAATGAACCGGGGCAAAGGATTCTGATATGCCCAAGACCCCTGCATGGCAGCGCGCGGAAGGCAAGAACCCCAAGGGTGGGTTGAACGCCAAGGGGCGCGCTTCTTATAACAAAGCCAATCCCGGCAAGCCGGGCCTCAAGGCCCCGCAGCCGGAAGGCGGTCCGCGCCGCGATAGCTTCTGCGCGCGGATGAAAGGTATGAAGAAGAAACTTACCAGCGCCAAAACGGCTAACGATCCGAACTCGCGGATCAACAAGTCTCTGCGCGCTTGGAACTGCTGAGGTAGACGATGGCTGCTGTAAAGCTCAATGTCTTTGGTGGCATGATCCCGGCGATAGACACGCGTCTGCTGCCGGACCCTAACGCGACGACTTCTCGCGACACATGGCTTTACAACGGCTTTTTGTCTGGCTTCAAACAGCCAGTTTATATTCGTGATCTTGTGAACCCGGCGGCGGAACGAGTGTATCGTATTCCGCTTGATCCGTACGAGAAGACGAACTTTAACAACTCTACGTGGATGGAGTTTGAAGACCCGACTGTTGATGTAGTGCGCGGGCCGATCAACGACGACGCGTACTCTCGGTATTATTGGACCGGAGAGTCCACGGACTCACTTTATAACTCTCTTGCGCGTATTCAGGCAGGCGACCCCCCGCTGAAACTTGGCGTCCCAGTCCCAACGGTTGCGCCTAGCATCTCTGCTCCTGAGACACCGCCTGACACAACGCCGCCCGTTGCCGCTTCAGCGACGGCTAACGCTAGTCAGATTGTCATTACGTTTACCGAAGAGCGGTTACTTAAAGCAACAGCTATCCCTCCGGGTTCAGCGTTTACTGTCGCCGCTACTGGCGTTACCTACCAAGTATCTACTTGCTTCGTCAGCGCGTACGGTCTCACCGTAACGCTTCAATTAGTAAACGCGCTGCCAGCAAACGTGGATGTAACGGTATCGTATTCCCCTCCGTCTAGTGACGTGGCGATCCAAGATAACTCTGGCAATCTTTGCGCGGCGTTTTCGCTTACGATTACTGGTTTGTCTAATGAGACGACAGACCAGACTGGACCGGTTTTTGGGTGGGCGGACGCTGTTGCCAGTTACGTGTGGGTGTCGTTTGTCGACGAGAGCGATCTCGACGAGACGCAGATACCTTCACCGTCTGCGTGGACTGTGGTCGTCAACGGCACAGTGCGTACTGTTAGCACGGTTACCGTGATGACAGGTAAGAAGGCGTATGCGCTTCTTCTTGCATCGTCGCTTAATCCCAGCGAATCTGTACGAGTAAGCTACGTTAAACCGTCTGTTAACTATGTACGCGACGAATATGGCAACGCCGCACCGAGCTTCTCTGGACAAGTCGTTAATAACCGCACAACCGCTGCCGATGTACCGAACGGCCCTGTTCCGACCTCTGCGGCAACGGTAAACACCAACGCTATACAAGTTGTCTTCGATAAGGCCATTGCGTCTGTCAGTTCGTGGTCGCCTGCTAATGCAAATACGCGGTTCTCGATTTCTATTAACGGCGTGACATTGTCGAGCCCAATCACCAATGGGAGCCCGACGGCGAACTCGGTTACCTTCCAGATCAGTACGTCGGTTGTCTACGGAGACGTTATATCGCTTACCTATAACGCACCGGGGACAGGCATCACACCGTACCTACAAGATACCGAAGGCCACGCGGCTTTGAGTTTTACAATTAAAGTCGTCAACAACGTCGTTGATGTTGTCTAGTCCTGATAGCGAGATAGGCGATGCCGTCCACATGGGTCGAACCAATCGTAGTTTCTCGGGCGTACGTCTATACGTACGTGACAGAGTTTGGTGAAGAAGGCGCACCAAGTGAACCGGCGGTTGCCGAAGGCAACGTCGGCGAAACGTGGACGATTACTGTGACGCCTCCTACAGCGGGTATGAAGGCAGATCGCCTTCTTGATAAAACACGTATCTATCGAACCATCACAGGCGTTACGGGTCTGGCGACTTATTTTTTCGTCGCTGAAATTGACATAGATGACACGTCGTACGCTGATAATTACGACGACGAAGAGATCGCTACGAACAACCAGCTTAAATCTACGGGTTGGACACCGCCGCTCGACTCCTTTGACGGGTTCGTCGCTATGCCGAACGGTATGATGGCGACGTGGAAGGATAACGAAGTTTGGTTTTCTGAACCTTATCGCCCTCATGCGTGGCCCGCCGCATATCAGGTTTCGGTCGACCATCCCATCGTTGGGCTGGGCGTGATCGGCCAGACGCTTGTCATCTGCACCACTGGCCATCCATGGACGGCAACGGGCGTGCGGCCCGACATCATGTCGCTCGCCAAGATCAACGCCTACGAGCCATGCGTCTCGCGCCGCTCGATTATGTCGATGCCGGAGGGCGTCTACTACGCTTCGCCGAACGGGCTCGTCGCTGTTGTGCCCGGCGCGGTTAAAAATATGACGGCGGAGCTTATCACTCCGGCGCAGTGGAACGAATATGTCGACACCTCAACAATATACGCTGCCCGTTTCAACACGGCGTATATCGCCTATGAGTGCCCAACGGTTACGGCGGCTGGCGGCTTTCTGCTGGATATGGCGCAGCCTCGTATCTCGTACAACCTTCTAAGCGCTGAAGACGGAACGGTCGCTTTCGCTACGGATACGTGGTCGTCCACACCTCTACTCGTTAGAGACGGAGCGATCTACTACATCGCCAATCAGGACAATGAGAACATTCTTCCGTTCTTGTGGAAGTCTAAGACCTTACAGACCGCGAAGGTTGATAGCTTCCAAGCTATGAAGATTTTCTTCACCGTCACGACCGGAGCCCCGACGCTCAACCCGGTTCGCTATACGAACCTCAACATGACGCTCCAGCCTGACATGTATGGTCTCGTGCGGCTTTATGCCGACGGGGTTCTGGTGTTTGCTCGTGAGCTGCGGACTTCGGGCGAAATTTGGAAGTTACCTTCGGGGTATAAAGCCGAACTTTGGCAAGTCGAGGTTGAAGCGCGCATCATAATCAATGAAATCCAGATGGCGACTAGCACGAAGGAGCTTGCTGGTGTCTAGCCTATATACCGCTACTCCAGAACCGGCGGCAGACGGCTCTAATCAAACCGATGTTGCCCGCGCGCTCAAACAAACGTCTGAAGCCCTCATTCGCAAAAGTGAGGAACTTGAAGCCGCGATCAAAGAACTGCAAGCTGCGGTCAACACTGCGCCTCCTGAAGACCCGGCGTCTATTATCACTGGGTCTACGTCGTCTGCCGGTGGGGGAAATCTAACCCCCGCAAACGATATTGTGGACCCTATCCTCGACCGCGCTATAGAACTGATGAACGCCGCAGTGCGGCAGGCGCAAGCGGAAACTAGGACCGTTATATCTGCCCTTCGGACTGCTCTCGATAACTTTAAAGCTGGTTATGACGATACCAACGCGGTTGTGAACGCTACGATCTATGAACTGACCGCACAGGTCGGGCAGAACACGGCTTCAATTACCGAGGAAGAACTTGTTCGCGCTACCACAACGCAGGCACTTGCCGGTCGTGTTGGTAAAATAACCTCTGTAGTAAACGGCAACAGTGCTGCGATTACGACCGAAGCTGTTACACGCGCGAACGCTGATAGCGCGCTTTCCGCGCTGATAACTACTGTCGAGGCAAACACCAACAACAACACCGCTGCGATCACCGCTGAGACTATTGCGCGTACTAACGCCGACAGCGCGCTTGGCGCTCAGATCACTACTGTAGAAGCTAAAGCTGACAATGCTACGGCTGGTGGGTTTTATCGCCTAACCGCTGTTGCGTCACCTACTAATGGTGCTACTGCTGAATTTGCTATCGAGGTACGGGCTACGGCTGGTGGGCCGTTTGTCGCGGCTGGTATGAACATTCAAGCGTTCTCCGCCGGTAACCGTCGTATTAAATTCTACACAGACCAGTTTATCGTAACGACTGGGACAGGCGCAGACGCACTGCAACCATTCGCCATAAGTGGCGGCGTGGTATACGCAAACAACCTGATGGTTGGTAACGCCAATATTGTTAATGGTGCGATCACCACAGCTAAAATTGATACGGCGGCGATTACATCAGCAAAGATTGGCACCGCTGAAGTCGGAACGCTAAAAATTGCTGGTAACGCCGTAACGATCCCTACTGGATACTATAATGCGGCGATTGTTGCTGGGGCTGGTATGGGCACCCCAATCATCGTCGCTGATTTGTATTTAACGCTTACCCAAGCAGGAAAAATCTTAATTAACTTTACAGCGTCTCAAGGTTATGGCGCAGGTTTAAAAGCTAGTGACGCGTTTATGTACGTAGATGGCGTCGTCGTTAATCAGGTTCCATCTGGTGTGGCGTTTACTACGAACATGTCGATGTCTTATCAAGCTACACTTTCCGCCGGTACCTATCATATTGAAGTTGAATGGCAGGGCGAAGACAATACTATGGGCATTTATTATCGCAGTTTGGCAGCTACAGGCATGATGCGATGAACGACAATATCGTCTTTACGCTGTATAAATTTGCTACTGGTGAGATGGACGCGATCATCACCTGTCAGCAAGAAACCATCGAACTAAATACTCCTGCGGGATTTGGCCGTATTGATGGCGCGTGGGATAATGATCTTTACTATGTGCTCAATGGCGCTGCGACTGCAAAGACGCCAATGAACCCCGTCGTCACCGGCTCGATAATCTCGAACCTTCCGATCCCCTGCACGGTTCTCGTCGACTTCGTTACCTACCAAGTGGATGACGGCGTGTTCGAGTTTAGCTCGCCGTTGCCCGGCCCGTATAAATGTATAATCTCGGCAGTGCCGTACCTTACCACGGAGGTAACGCTGCCATGAAAGTAGTTCACATTGGCGACTATAAGCGGCGGCGCAAAGACGAGTATCCACCCATCGAAGACCTTGCCGACGCACTCTATTGGGCGGACAATGGCGACCGTAGTAAGCTCGAAGCGTACCTCGCCAAAGTTTCTGCGGTTAAAGCGAAGTACCCGAAGGTAGCGCCCAATGATCCAAATGAACAATGAGGTGCACGGTCACGCTATAGCTGAATCCGCTGGGGTAATCTTCAACCCCGTCGCCGATATTGTGATCTCTCATTTGGACAAGAACGGCGAACTGACGGGCGGAGTTATCTACAACGGGTACACCCGCGCTTCTATCAACATGCACGTTGCCGCTTTCAGCCCCAGATGGGGGTCTCGTGACATGTTATGGGTCTGCTTCGACTATCCTTTCAACCAACTTGGGTGTAGAAAAGTATTCGGGCAGGTGCCGTCTAAGAACGACCATGCCCTTGAGTTCAACCTGAAGCTGGGGTTTAAGATCGAGACTCTCATTCCTGATGTCTTCCCAGAAGACGATCTGATTGTTGTTTCGATGTCACGAGAAGATTGCCGCTGGCTCAACATTAAGCCGCGCACTCTGTTCCCCAAGGAGGCCGTGTAATGGGTGGTAAATCTAGTCCTCCCCCTCCCCCGGATTACAGCGCCGTAGCCGCTGCGTCCGAGAAAGCGGCTGAGTATTCCTTCAGGCTCGGCCAAGAGCAGTTAGCTTGGGCTAGAGAGCAATACGCGGCTGACCGCTCGATCACTGACCAGATCGTCGGTAACGCCATGTCGGCGATGAACGCGAACCAAGCGGCGGCGGCTGCGGATCGCGCTCGCTACCAACAGACGTTCCAGCCGCTCGAAGACCAGCTTATCCGTGACGTTGAGCGTTATGGTAGCGCTGAACAGCGCGCTCTGGACGTGGGCCGCGCGCAAGCTGCGGTCGCTCAGCAGTTCGACCAAGCCCGTGCAGCGGCGATGCAGAACCTGCAAGACTATGGCGTGGACCCCACGTCTGGCCGCGCGCAGGCGCTCGACATTGGGATGCGCACCAATCAAGCTGCGGCGCAAGCTGCGGCTGGCAACCAAGCCATCGCGCAGAACGAAGCCATCACCCGCGCCATGCGGTCAGAGGCCATCAACATTGGCCGTGGGTACCCCGGCCAGATCGCTGGCACTTACGGCACCGCCCTTCAGGGCGGGCAGTTGGCGGGCAGCACCCAGCTTGGTACGACCGCTACCGGCGCGAACATTATGGGTACTCCGGCCCAGTGGCAGCAGATGGGCAACCAGTCGCTCGGCACTTGGGGCGGCATCCTGAACCAGTCCTATCAAAACCAGCTTGGAGCCTATCAAGCTGCGAACGCTGGCGGCGGCGGTTGGGGCAGTGCACTTGGCTCCATCGGCGCTGCGCTCATCACCAAAATTGAGAGCGGCGGTCCGGTTAACTCTACGGACGGTGGGCGCGTTCCTCCGCAGTCGTCGCCCACGCGCGGCGGCGCTATCGACGATGTGCCAGCCAAACTTACGGTTGGCGAGTTCGTCGTCCCCAAAGATGTGGCGGCTTGGAAGGGCGAAGAGTACTTCCAGAAGCTCATCGACAACTCTCGTAAGGCGAAAGACGAAGCAACGGCGAAACCTACCGTTGCTCTTGAAATGCCTGAAGAGCCGACGTTCGTTTCGCGTCCTCGTGGCGGCGCATTACCTCTGGGGTAAGACATGGCTATTCCCACCCTTCCCGGTTTTAAGCGTCGTCGCCGTGGCGCGGGCCAAGAGGTCAACGACTTCGTCAAGGCGTTCCTTGCGACGAGAAAGTCGTTCGCGGACAGCGCTCTCGCTGAGAAGCGCGGCAAGCTCTACGACGCCCAGATTGCGCGCTACGAAGAGATGAACGCCGCGTCGAAGGAGCGCCGGGAACGTGTTGGTAAAGGCGGCTCTGGGGGTATAACCCAAGAGCAGATGGACCAGCACATTAAAAACTCTCTGGCTCCAAAAGCTCCTAGTGGTGACGGCGCTCGTGCACCGGAAGGGCGCACAGCGGTTAACGAAGATGGCGGATACTCTCCGCCGCTTGACCCGGCGGCGGCGTCGCGCGCCCGTGGAATTGAGGCCATCCCGCAGCAGCAGCAGGCTCCCGCGCAGCAGCCTCCTGTTGTTGAACCCCCGTCTGTGCCTAGAGAGATTAACCCCACGCTGGGCGAACCTGAACCAAGAAGGAGAGCGGGGCTTCTCATAGAAGACGAACAGAACAATCGTCCTACAGAACTCGCCAGCTACGACAATGCTCCTCAACAGGACACCTTTAATAATTTTGAACCGGCGTATTACGACGCCGTACAGTATTCCGCCGAAGGCGGAATGATCCAAGACAACGGTCAGATGGCTCCTCTTGGCGAAGCGTTGGACGCAGCGCTGAAGAGCGTGCAGTCATCTTACGGTCTCGATCAGCGTGGCACCGCCGTGGACGATGGGTCTAACGCTTCAAACCTCGAAGCATTTGCCCGTAACGAAGGCGCAATGCCCGAAGAGACGATGACGGACCTTTTGATGACCGTCGATCCGAACTCTAAGGATAAGATCGCCGCCGTCTTGCAAAAGGTGTACGGCTTTCATACGGGCAATGGCGACCGCGCCGCTGCCGCAGAAGCTGTAGGCAGTATCCTTCAGGCTGCGCGCCAAGAGTCCATGGACCTTGGGGCGATTGCTATGGCGGCTATTGAACAGCGTGACTTCATGGCCGCTGGCGAAGCCCTTATTGACGCCTATAACAAAGTTCCTGATGGGCGTTACGTTGAAGGTAACGTCGACGAGCGTGGTGTTGGCGAAGCGCTTATTCGTGACGCGCAGACTGACAAGGTTGTTCAGCGGATGCCGTTGAACCCTCAGACGCTTCAGATGGCGGCGAAGCGCTTCCAATCCGGTGCGGACTACTACAACCATCTTGCTCAGTTCGCCCGTCCTGTGCAGGCCCCGCGCCAGCGGGTCGCGCTTGCGTACGAAGGTGGTCCCATCGAAGACGAGCCTGACACGATGTCTGCAATAGATGAAGCGGACAGAGAAGACGAACGTCTTGTTGAAGACCTTTCGCTAAACGAAGATGAGGCGCAGGCGGCTCCAGTAGCCCCGCAGCAGGAAGCTCCCGAAGCTGGCGAAGCCGATCTCCCGTATAGCGGGAATGGGCAATTTGTTGAGGGGCGGCTTCCTGAACAGCCGATCCCTGAGCGGAACTACGTGCCTTACCTTCCCGGCATGAACGCTACGCAACGTCGGCAGATTGATCTTGCTAACGGTCGACTCAAAGAACGCTACAACCAACGAGATGCGCTTGCCAAAGAGCAGCGCGCTAGGCAAGAAGCTCGCGACAGGGAAGAGCGTGGCAGGCGAGATGCCGACCTAAGAACAGTTTACACTCAAAATAGGGCTGACCAGCGTTCCGCCGCCTCTGCCGCGCAGGCTAGAGACCTTGATAAAATACGCGCAGAAAGAGCCGCCGCCATTGCGGAAGAAAATCTTAGGCAGAGAGACTCCGCCTACGTTCTTCGGCGTAATCTCGAACCGCTTGACGAGCAAGAGCGTGTACAGCGCGAACGTGAAGGTACGCTCGAACGTGAAGCCTCTCGTATGAGTCTCTCAGGCGAAGACTATCAGGCGTCGCCTATCGCCGCGCGTACTGGCATGAGGCGCGAGAAAGATGTGGAGATGCCTGCGCGTAGCCAAGCGCGCGACTACGAGCGCCTCAATATGACGACGCGCGCCATGCCTAAGTATGAAGGTGGCGACAGGGATGTAATTAAGACCGAACTGGAGAGCTACGCGCGGACAGTTGAACCAGATAAGTACGGTTATGTTGACCCCAAAAAAGCAATCGACTTAAAAGTACTTGATGCTCAACTTGGGTCGCGATTTGTTTCGCGTATGCAGGACGTAGCCTACAAGATCACAGAGGGCAATAGACTGTCAGAGGGCCGCGCTGCTGAGACAGCGTTCGACGCAATCATGAAGCAGGACGTAGCTCCGAGAGCTACGAGAAGCGATCAAGGTTGGCGCGTGACGGTTGGCAATAGAACTGTCTTCATGGATGGCGATACGTTCCACGAGCTTGGCCTTCTTCGTCTGCAACGAAGAGGGCAACTAGACAAAGTTACCAAAGAAAAAGTAGCTAAAGACACCGCGGAAAGAGAAGACGAAGGGGCCACACTTGCCCGTCGTCGGCAAGAGATTGACGATACGCGGGCGTACGTCGACGCTTTTGGCCGTCAGACGACGGGGTTTCGTCGTCGGCAAGAAATCGAAGACGAACGTGCGCGGCGCGAAGCAGAAGCTTTATCACGAGCGCCTGCGCCTAGCCAGTTCCAGCCATATCGTTCTCGCCTGCGGTCGCGGCTTGCTATACCGGAGTGATAAAAACAATGGCCGACCAATTCGAGTTCGACATGGAACGCCGCGACCCAACGCTTAGGCCGACGGCTGACAGAGAACTGTTAGATGTCGCAAGAGCTGCTGGTATAGACGTTTCTCAATACGCCCCGCCTAGTGTAGACGAACGTGTTGGGTTTCGCGAAGTTACAGAGAAAGATAGAGAAGCGACGTGGGGCGATTATGGACGTGCTCTTGGCGCTGCCGGATTAGACGTTGTTGGGGGTATAGGCGCGGCGACGGAGTACGCAACAAGAGGCGCTATTGGTGGCGACACGCGGCGCTTCTTTAGTGAAAGCGCAGAAGGAGTCCGCAGCCGGATGTCTCCAGCGGGGCGGCAGGCGCTTTCCGCTGAGTTTCTTCCAGAAGAAGGCGGCGTTAGCGTCCTCGACAACTTTACCAGCTCCATGGGGCTGAAGTCCGTTAGTATGATCCCGGCGTTCGTGACCGCTGTAATTCCCGGCGGGATTGTCGGTTCTGTACTTCGTTCAGCCGGTGCGTCTACTGCTAGAAGCGCCGCCGCCGCTGCTGTTACCGCGAAGGGAACGTCTGGCGTTATGAACGCGGGCGAGGTCGCCAGCCAAATCTATAGCCGCGTTGAAAAACTTCCCGACGAAGAGCTGCGCCGCCTTTCTCCTGCGTACGACAACTATCGGTTCATGATGTCGGAGAAGGACGCACGCCAAGAATACATGAGAGACGTTGCTGGCGCTGCTCCGGCAGCGGCGTTCTTGCTTTCTTACACGCTTGGTGGGCTTGAAGGTCAGGTCGCAGGGCGAATTGCAGGTGCCGGTCCAATCGGGTTTGGCCGTGGCGCGCTTAAAGGTGGTTTAGCCGAAGGCAGACAAGAGTTTGGCGAGAGCGCAGGCGGAGAGTATCTGTCTCAAAGCCAACTGTTCTCCCAGATTGCCGACCCTATGAACTGGCAGAAAATACTGTCACAGGGTTTGGAAGGCTTAACGCTTGGAACTTTTACTGGTGCCACTATCGGCGGCGTCACCAACATCGGTGGAGGCGCGCGCCCAGAAGCACCGCCGCCCGGTGGTATAAACCAAACATCGGACCTTGGACCCGACGCTGCACAGCAGGCAGCGCTCGCTGCTGGCGCTACCCCGCCGCCGCCCGGCGCTGGAGCAGTTACCACTGAGGTAACCACTCCCGAAGCTGCCGACACGATCCAAGCCCAGCAAGAGAAGCTGGTTAATGGCGAAGTGCCTGCGATGCTCTTCCCGGTCGGCACGCAGGAACTTGCGGTGCCGGAAGGGCTTGCGCGCGTTGAGCGTCCAGAAGGCGTCGTTCATTACGACCCAATGTCGATTAACGCACAGCAGGCGGAGCGCCTGCCTGTTAACGAAATACTTGGCTACGTGCAGCCGAAAGAGGAAGTGCTTCAGCGCGCCGCTCGTGGCGAACCCGCCACCGTTGTCGCCGAGACAACGCCAGCAGGACGCGAAGTTCGTGCAGCGGCGGTTAGCGCCACACAGGCTCCGGCGCAGGCGCAGGTGTTTGAGCAGACCGCGACGCCGGGCAACCGCGTTGTGGAAACGACGCCGGAAGCTATTCAGCGGAACCGTGGGCTCGACATTCTCAGCCAGCGAGACGAAGAGACGCTGCAAGGCTACCGTGATCTGCGTGACAGCACGCCTGTTTATCCGGCGGTAACGCCGGGCGAAGCGCGTAGTGTACGTGGCGACCGCCCCGTGCGGATGACGCGCGAGCCGCCAAGGCAAGAACGTATCGCCGCTGAAGAAGAGTACGATCAATACCTCGCTGAGCAGCGCCTTGCCCGACAAGCAGAGCAGGAAGCTAGGCGGGCTGAAGAAGACATGGCTCGCCGTGCCCGTATGCAAGAGGGCATGACCAAGGCGGAGCGTGCGATTGCCGTAGCGAAAGCGCGTGCAGAGGCTGCTCGTCCTCGGTACCCAGAGGTAAAGCAGACAGGCGTACGTACGGAACTTCCGCGTACAAGTACGCCCCTTTATCCTGCTGGGCGGTTTGCCAATTTCACAACGGAGCCGACGGCGAAGCAGAAAGCTTTGGCCGCAGCGCGTGCTCGCGAAGAAGCTGCTCGCGAAGAAGCTGCTCGTAAAGAAAAAGCGAAGAAGCCTAAGAAGCCCAGACAACCGAAGAAGCCGCAGCCACCGAAAGACGAAGCGCCGTCACAGCCGCCAGCTCCTACGGCCAAACCTCCGTTGGAAAAGATCAGCGGGTTCTGGGTTTCTCAGGCAGAGAAGCGCGCCGAAGAAGGGGCTGCGCGTGCGGGTAAGCAGCGCGGCGTCGGCACGGGCAAGCGTGGCCCCGAAGAAAAGGCTCGTACCGCGCAGATGCGCGCGGACGCCCGCAAAGCGTTTGAAGAGAACGCGCCGGGCGAAGACGAACTTTATGGTGGGAAAGCGCAGACCGATCTGTTCAGGCGTACGAAGCAAGAGCCGTCGCGATTTGTTCAGACCAAAGAGCAAGCTGCGGCCCTCAAGAAACGACTTGAGCGTGTTGTCGCGCAGGCTGAAAAAGCCCGCGAGCTACCGCAATCCATCCGCGAAGGACAAACCGATTTCGTTCTCTTCGCTCGTATGGCGAAGGACGCGCTCACTTACTACGTTGGTAAAACGGACGCGGCGTCGCTTGAGAAGACGAACGCATGGGTTGCCGATGAACTAGCGGCACGGGCTGGTGACTTTGAGCCGATGCGCAAACGTCGTCTCGAAGAAGGTTATGCCGCAAAGCAGCGTCAGGCGTCCGCCGATGAGATGATTGAGACTGCGGGTACGGGCGACACTGGTCGCAGGATCGTAGCCGCTACGACTACCGCAGACATTCAAGAGCAACTCGATCAGGCCGACGAAGCGGCACGTTTCGAGGCGGCGCTTGAGCGGCTTCAGGAGATGCTCAGCGTTAGCCGCGAGCTGACACGCGAGCAAATCCAAGAGCTTGCCGATATTGCTGGACGCGAAGTCGCCGACTTCGAAACCTTCCAGCGCGCGCTGTCGTCTGGTGACAAGCTGTCGTCCCCGCGAAACGGCAATGTGAACGCGGCTCCGCGCGCGCAAAACGAACAGAACTTGCGTGAAGCTTTAGCTCGTTTGTTTAGGGTGATGGCGCAGCCGAGCAAGCAAGCCGCGCTGGATGCGGCCTATGAGCGTCGCGCCGCAGGGCTAGAGAAGGCTAGAGAGGAAGCAGGGCGTCCGTATAAGCAGATTATCGAACTGCCCAACGGTCCTACGTTCGTCTCTGGGTCTGCCAGCGTCGGTAATTCGCCGGTCTACGTCGAGCCCGAAGCCACGCTCACTGTGCGAGACGCTCTGAACAGCCTAATGGATTACAAATTAGGCCGCTTGTCGCCGGTCTATAAATACATCGCACGGCTCGTCATCCGCCTTGCTGGCGACGTTAAAATCTACGTCATCAGCGACGCCAATATGGATAAGATTGGCTATGCGAATGATGATGGCTCCTATTTTAGAACCGCCGACGCTATCTATGTCCGTCAATCCATCAATGAAGATTTCCAAAGACAAGCTGCGGTGGTGCTTCACGAGGCGGCGCATGCCGCGCTCGTTAACCGCGTTGTGTCGGACCCGCTGGCGATAGGTCAGCTTGAAGCAATTGCGCGTCATGTCCTAAAGCATTTCAACGGTTCGCTCGACGGCGCGTATGGCTTCTACAATGCGCAGGAGTTCTTAGCCGAAGCACTGTCGAACACGAACTTCCAGAAGTGGCTGATGAACGCGCCGCTGACCCCCGAACTTGCAAGGCTCTTGGACCTCAAGGCATGGCGCGGGCGCTCGCTGTGGTGGGGTTTGCTTAACCGCTTCGCGCGTTGGTTCGGCATGGGGCGTTTCGGTGAAAACGAATACACCGCTATGCACGCCGTCATGTCTGTCACAGAGCGTCTGGCGGACAACCGCCCGCCGCGTTTTGTGAAAGGATGGGAGCAGGAGTTTTCGATTAACTTTGACCCAAAGGCCGACTGGTACGCCCTGTCGCCTTTCTGGGAAAAGTACATCGCCGATGAGCAAAAACAGTCAAACGCGCCCGACAGCCTTGCGTCTCGCAAGCAAGAGTTACTAAGCGGGGTAAGCGACCGGGCTGCGGTCACGAGTAGCTGGCTTAGCCGTGTTGCTATTGTTGGCAGCACGCTCGATCAGCTTCGCCAGCAGTACGCCGGGCTCTTCACTAACAAAGACGGCACGGACCTGCTTGCAAAGCTTGTGCAGGCGATGCAGGAACAGGCACCCTATGCCCGTGTGAAGAAGCAGGAAGCTGACCTTCTCGCGCAAGACTTCATTCGCTTCACAAAGAATAACGCTACCGAAGCGGCGGAACTTGTCGACATTATGATCGACGCCACCATGTCCAACGTGCGGCTCGGTACGGGGGCGAGCAATACGCATCTCGACAAGGGCTGGCGTGGTATTCAGGGCAAGACAAATCTTTCTAGGCTTCAGAAAGAATACGCGGCGCTTAGTCCCGAAGCGCAAGCGCTCTATCAGAAGATGGCTAAGTTCTACCGCGACACTCAGAACGAAATGACGCGCGGCACCATCGGCAATGTGCTGGATGAGCTGGGCCTTAAACCCAAAAACCGTGAAGACTTCATCACTCGCGTCATGACAGGCACGATGACGCCTGCGGATGAGACGCTCCTCAAGGATAAACCTACCGCGCTCAAAGCGTTCAAGGACGCCAACGAGATGCGGGTTATTCAGGGCGACTACTTCCCGCTTATGCGTCAGGGCGATTACGTCGTAGTCACCACGGACAACATCAAAGACCTTATGGGCGGTAAAGAAATCTCGCCCGGTAAGGTTGAGTTCCGCGCGCGCACCCGCGCCGAAGCGATGAAGCAGGCTAATGCCTTCATCGCGAATACGGACCTGCGCGTGCTTAGTCGTCGGGTAGTAACTGACGACGCTGCAACCACTAATGATTTTGGCGTCATCGTATCTGTCCAGCGCAACGGCGTGTTCTTCTTCGAGCGTGAGAGCGATGCCCGCAAGTGGGCTCGTGAAAATGCCGGAGACTACGACCAAGTGTCCGATGTCATGCCGCGCCGTGAGACCGGAGCGGAGTCCCGAGACCTAACGGTTGCGCAGTTCAATGCTTTGATGGGGGCGATCAACAGGCAGGAAGACGCGCCTGAAGCCACCAAAGACACGATGCGGGGTATCATCGAGCAGGCTGCGGCCCGCATGATGTCCGGCAATCGCGTGCAGAAACAGCGTATCGCTCGCCGTAACGTCGAAGGCGCGTCTAAGGACTTCGCCCGCAACCTTCTGCTCTATGGGCAGTCGACGAGCGGTTACCTCGCGAAGTTACGCTACGCTCCGCAGGTCCGCGCGGCTCTGAAGGAGATGACTGAAGTCTCCAAGGACTACATGGACAAGCACGCAGCTACTCGCGTTCGCTTGCTCAACGAACTTAATAAGCGCGTCAACGACGGCGACACCGGGGCCAATGAGCCGCCGCGCTGGATGCGCGACCTCATGACGGTTACCTACCTGTCCAAACTGTTCTCGCCGATGTACTCGGTCGTGAACGGTATGCAACCATGGATGGTAACTTACCCCGTGCTTGCTGGCCGGTATGGCAACATCGCAAGCTGGCGGGCGCTTCAGGACTCGTACAAAGCGATTGGTTTCTTTGGTCGCGCTTGGGACGGGCTGGTTAACACTGGCCGTTCGGTGAAAGACTTTAACGACGTTGCGTTTGATACGCGCGACGTTGTGGGCAGCATCAAGAAGAACCTTGCCAAAGAGAAGGACGGCGCGGAACTTGTTCAGCTCATCGACATGCTCTTGGAGCGTGGCGCTATGAGCGATGCTGGGTTTGAGCTTAGCCAGTCTATCGCAGAAGGTCGCGGCAAAGTTGGTACGGCTTTCTCGCACGTTGACCGCGTCGCGCGGCAGATGCCGCAGACGGTGGAAGAGATTAACCGTGCAGTTGCGGCAATCGCGGCGTACCGCTTGGCTAAGTCGCGGCCCAACGTCAGTGCGGAGAAAGCGCGCGCTGCGGCGTTTGACACCGTGATGAACACGCAGGGCGATTACTCTGGTGGTAACGCTCCGCGCTTCTTCAACAATCCGATCCTGCGCCCGGCGTTGCAGTTCAAGAAGTACGCTCAGATGATGACGTATCTTCTGGTCGACGCAACGTATCGCAGCTTTGATGGCAAGATCAGCTCGGAAGAGCGCGCTATTGCCCGCAAGCAACTTCTGAATGTCTTTGCTGTTCAGATCATGATGGCGGGTATGCTCTCACTGCCGGGCATCGAAATCGCCAAGATGGCGTTCATGATCGCAGCGGCGTTTGGCTTCGGCGAAGGCTGGGACGATCAGGAAGAAAAGCTGCGGAAACTCGCCGACGAGACGTTTGGCAAGACGTGGGGCGAGCTTGTCTCGCGCGGCGTCGTCTCTCGTGCCCTCAACATCGACCTATCCAAGCGCCTGTCGCTCGCAGATATGTGGACGTTTGGCGAGCCGAAGAAATACGACAAGGAGAACCTTGGCGCTTACGCCTTTAACCTCACGTTTGGTGCGCCCGGCGGTACGGTCATGGACATCGTTGACGGCTTCCGTAAAGTCGGTGACGGCGAATGGAAGACCGGCCTAGCCCAGATGCTTCCGATTAAAGTCGTCGCCGATGGGCTACGCGCCGCCAACGGTTACTCCGAAGGTAAGGTGACCAACGTCGAACTGGCAATGAACGTCTTTGGTGTTCGTTCCGGTCGACAAGCTGAGAAGTCGGAAGAGATTGGTTCCAACATCCGCAAAATGCAGGACATGGAGACCGCGTATAAAACGCTGTCTCGTCAGTACATGCGGGCGCAGACTGCGGGCGAACGGACGCTCTTACGGGCGCGGATTGCTGAACACAACAAGGCCGCGCCGCTGCGATACAAAGTCTTCCCCAACGCGCTTGACCGGCGTCGGGTGCAGAACGAAAAAGAACGGGTGAACTAATGGTTGGTAAGCGCGACCCCAGCTCGCATCGCACTCCCGAGCAAATCCGCAAGATGAACCGGGAGTACGACTCCAAGCCCCACAAGATCAAGCAGCGCGTGATGAACAAACAGGCGCGGCGGATGTTGGAGAAAGAGGGGCTGGTCCGTAAAGGTGACGGGAAGGATGTTGACCACATTCGTCCCGTGCGCAACGGCGGGTCTAACTCTCGGAAGAACCTTCGTGCACTTCCTGCGTCGAAGAACCGGGGATGGCGAGATGGTGTTTAGCCGCGTAACGCTGAACACCGTGTAATATTGTGGTGTGGTGCTTACCGCCGCTACGCATACCGATCAGGGTGTAGCTCAGGTCGGTCTCTTGTTTAGCCCGCCACCATGCTTCCTGCCGTGCGTTCACAAACTTATCGTGGCGGTCGTGGCCGTCGAATTGTTCTTTCGTAACGCCGTGCTTCTTGCAGACTTCTTCTTTGATGTCCGTGAAAAATTTCCGCATCTAGTCCTCGCATGAATATACTTCTCTCTGCACGGTGAGAGAGGGCCAACCTATGTCTTTTGTGAAGCTCGTGTCTATGAACTTTACACGGTTTGTTGGTTGGATAGTTAAACGACCAAAGTCTGTACGCAAGAACATAAACTCTTTGTCTTGCGTAGGCTCTGCCGTAAATCCATCGCCTACAGGTATAACCGTAAAAAGATAGGAGCATGGAAACTCCAGCTCCTTTATCCGTACTGCGGCTTGTAACCCCGTGAGGTAAGTGTACTCGTGGACCGAGAACTGCGAGCCGTAGCAGTTCCACATCTGCGCGTAAGACAAGTCCCACCTTTCAAGGTCTTCTTGCCACGTCAGCGCGTGCGGGGGTAGATTGCGAAACACGGCACCGCTCTCCAGCATAACCGTGCAGCCCCACGCTCTAGCCGGATGGGAGTGCAGCCCGAACCATATAGCTGGGATCACGCCCTCCAAACCAACAAACTCTCCAAGCACGTAGACGTACTGGTGTTTAGGTAACGACCCGGAGGCGGTGTAGAGCATCAGTCGTTTCCATATACGAAGCTATTGAATCCGGTCTGTTTGAACTTTTGCCTCGGGCGTTCCCCCGTGGGCTTAATCCATACCATAGGTTTATGATGTTCGCAGTATGGACGTTTGGGGCTAAGGCCGGGGTTACCACAGAAGGTATGTTGGTCGTTGTGTCTACCGATTGGAAAACGGCAGTCGGATAGTTTTTCTAGTTCGGTAATGTACAGCCCGGATTTACGAAGGCTTGATGTAACTACGACTGGAGTATCGACCCAATCGGTTGGCGTTTCGATGTTGAAACGCTTTGATAGGATTGGACGTTTACGTCGTTTGTCAGACTTCTTGCGTTCTACCCGCTGCTTACGTGTAGGTTCAGACGGTTTGTTGTCCTCGAAATCTGGGAGTAGCCCTGCTACTTTCATGCGATGCACCCTCCCGACGATGGAGTTTTTGGTGACGCCTAGTTTGTTCGCAATCTCGCTCCGCGACATACCGGCGTACAGCATCTTCTTTATAAGCTCGTTAGCCCTGTCCATTATCTTCCTCGAAAAATTCTTCTTCGTCGACCGCAGCAAACTCCGCCAGCGGCGTGCCCTTAGCTTGGAACTGCCACACGTACTCTGTGCCGAGCGCGTACTCGGTGCCAGCCCCTAAGCGACCGGGGAATTTCGTAGCGGCGAACTCGCGCGCCATGGCCTGCGTAAACACGGTCGTCGACACATGCCGCTCTTCCAGCCACTCAGTCAGCTTGTCGGCACCGATGCGAATGACGTTGTCCTCGATGCCAACCTGCACGTACAACGCCTTGAGGCGGGAAGCGTCGCGCTTAACTTGAATGGAGCCGCGCGCGGGCTTGCCCTTACTCAGATGTACCTTGTTGGTATAGAGCGTGTTCTCCGCACGATGACGGTTCAAGAACTGCGTCAGGATGCTGGAGACATTGAGCTTCTTCGTCATGTCGACCGGCTGGGAAGCCTTGTCGTTACGTAGCTTGGTAACTGCTTGCGCGAAAAATTCTTCCATCGCAGGGATGTCAATTTCTGTCAGCTCTAGCTCGTTGGCGTATTCTGCGCCGAGCAAGCAGCACGCTATCGCACCCGCCCAGTACCGCTCCTCCTGCGTCCACTCGAACTTCTTCGTGAGCCGCACGTCCAGCTCCCGAAGGTCGGCGTCGACACGTTCATGGTTCTCACCGAGGAACTCAGCATACTTGCGCCCCGCCCAGCCGAAGTTGTGTTTGAGTTTGGCGATGCTGGTCGTGAAGTGCTGGTCTTTCGTGATGTTGCCAGTCGGCGGAGGCACGACGAACTCGAACACGCGCACCACGCCAGCCACAGTCGTGCGGTTGCCGCGCGTGACGTACTCGATCAGGCTGTCGTTAGAGGCGATGAGCATGAGCGTCTGCCAGTCACCGCTCTCCTTGATCTGCGCTTGCTGCGTCAGTCGGTTCTTCTCTCTACCGCTCGTGAGCTTGAAGACGGTGTTCACAAACCTGCGCGTGTCGTCCTCGCTCTTCAGCTCGTCCCAGAACATAGGCAGGTTTTTGAGCTGCCCCATCTTGTTCAGCACTGAGAGCTGCGTGTCGTCGAGAGACTGTACTGCCTTGTGCGGGTCGCCCCATACTGCTTGCGCCACAGAGATCGCGCTACTCTTGCCGATGCCGCTCTCAACAGAGTAGGCGGACAGCATGAAGCCGTTCTCGCCCGTGAACATCGTCAGCGGCCCTGCAAACGCACAGGCTAGAATAACGTCGAGCGCAGGGCGCTTCTGGTCCGTGATGAGCTTCGCGGCGTAGAGCCACGGGTCCGACATGCCAGATGGCTCGTAGTGGCGGGCAAGCACGGGATTGGGATTGGCGGCAGGGCGAGGCTCGCCCTTGGAGAATACCATGCCCGCGTAACTAAACCCTTCGATGTTGCCGCCGTTCCTCGGAATAACCCAGCCGAACGGTGTCGACGTGACGATTGAATTTTCCTTCTCGCGGAGCTTGTCGACCCATCCCATGAGGAAGTCCTTCACTAACTTTTGGTTGCTCTCTTTGAGCGTCATGCCGAACAGAGCGACGTGCTTCGCGAACTCTGCCTTCGCATGGAGATGCTCGAACGGGATGCCGACTTGCTCGCGCTTGCCCTTCTCAACCATCGTAGAAAAGTTGAGCACCCACGGGTTACGCTGCATCCAACCATTCGAGAACGGATAGTTGGAGATTACCTGCTTGGTAACCGATCCATCTTCGAGGGGGATCGACAAGTAGATGAGATCGTTGGCGTCTCGTGAGTAGCCCTGCGGCAGATCGTCGTCTGCTTTGGTGGTTTGATGGGTTTTAGGCGTGAAGTGCAGCGGGCTCTTGCCGTCGAAGCGGTGCGGGCACGCATTGCAGTCCATGTGTCCACTAGCGGAGATGGTGTTGCAGGACGGCCAGCCCAGATTTTTCTTCTGTTTCTCTGCTTCCTTGCGGTCGAACAGCGCGTCAGTCGCCTCGGGATCGTAGCCGGAATGGCCCTTCGCCATCTCATGCGCCATAACCCGCCCGTCTTCGGCGAATGTGGCGATGAACGTGGTTAGGTTCCACAGCGGGTTCGTGTAGGCAGCGCCGCCCGTATCGAGGGCTTCGCGTATGAAGGCGCACTCGGGCTTCAAGTCTGCGAGTTTAACC